CAATCTTCTGGTTTACCATCTCGCAATCGCACATCCAGTGTGTACATACGTACACCAAGATACTGACTTATTAAGTTTGCAACTGTTAACCCGCCACGTGTAATGCCAGCAACATAATCCGGCTGCCAATTGTCAATTTGTAGTTGACGCAGTATGTCTTGAGTTTGTCGTTGCACATCATGCCATGTTACAAATACTTTTTTCACACTTTTCTCGCTTTTACCATCATATGCCAACCTAGGTATTCGTTAACTGCTTCACGCATTTCCTTGCTCATAGCAGCAAACCAGGGTTCTAACACATAGTTTCCTTTCTTGTACTCTTCTATATTATACATGAAACAGTGGCTTTGGCGCAACCTTTCAATTGTCCATTTTGTAGTAGGCAACAACTCATATATCTCGTCTTTGCTATATGCTTGTGCATAAGGACATGCATCTTGTGCTTCGTATTGATCCAGACCTTTTTGTATCATTGCCATTTTCCAAGAGTTTTTAGCATATACCAGAAGACGCAACTCGCCGCCGTCAACTAGTGCATTGTGCATGTTGTTCAAGCTCAATTCAATGTCTGGGAAATGATGTATCACTCCCATGCTGTATACAAAGTCAAATTTACCAAGATCGCTAAGGTCATCCTGTACATTGCGCACATGAAACTCTCCGGGTAATCCTAGTACATCGAATCTCTGTTTACAAAGGTCGATGCTTACACTAGAAAGATCAATGCCTACATATTCAGCTCCGTGCTTGGCAAATTCTTCAGCTTCGGTTCCAATGCCTGATCCTACTTCGAGTACTCGTTTTCCTTGCCATTGGTGATATCCAGCAAATTCACGTAGGTGCGGCTCAACTTTAAATCGTCGCTTGCTAACTTCGGCAAAAAACTCTTTAGTACCAACAGGGCTTGTGCCATGATTGATATTACACGGCTGAGCATTCCAGTAATCTGCAATGCGTTGTTTTAAATCACTGCTCATATTTCCAAGTTCCTAAAAATCCTTTGGGATCGTGTTCCCTCATACGTGTCCAGACATCATACTCGCCTGCTCGTGCCTTGTCAAGATATCCATTGTCTTGTCCGAGACGTTTGCGGAACCATTCCATTTTGTAACCCCATACAATTCTAAGTTGTGCAGTTGGGGGGTAAAGAAAATCTTTAGGATTAGACATATCGCCTTCAAGTCGCTCTGGCTGACGTTCTGCATATGTTTCGTCGTCGTTGTTGCCAGTTAAGTCGGCTCTGTCGTGGATGCACTCGCTTTTGAGTTGAATCATTGCATCACATATATATGCTACTTGACTAATCCATCCGTCGGTAATAACATGCGGAGATACACAGCCAAAAAGTATCAACCAATCTCGGGGAATAACCGGAAAGATAGCATATGGATGACCGTGATTATCTGAGAATCTTTGTACTGCAAATTGCCCTGAATGGCTGAGAATTTCAGTGTCCCATCCCTTGCTCACCATTATAGCATCATCATTCCAAACACACAGCCATTCGCCTTTACTATGCTGGGCTAATATATTAGTGTATTCGTTTAGTCGATGATATCCCATGCGAGGTTGTGTAAACACATACAGATCTAAATCTGCCTTTTCAAAATATGGAATCATATCACTTTCAACATAGTCAATAGTCTTTTGATCATCGTCGTCAATTGCAATCATGAATTCAATATCATGCGGGTTATCAGCAGTATCAATCATGCTCTGCATACTGCTCAATGCTTGTACTGGTCTCCCGCGAGTTGGGAACATTACAGATATTTTTTTACTTGGATTAATTTGAAATGCCATTATCTTTTCTCTATGATTTTATCAGCCAAGCCCCATTCGACTGCTTCGGTTGCAGTAAGGAATGTATCAAACTTCATGGTCTCTGACATTTCGTCATATGTCTTGCCGGCTGTGTTGTGCTTAACGTAAAGCTCTGTAAGGCGTTTGTTAACCTTCTTCGACTCTTCGAACGCTCGTTGTGCGTCTTCAAACTGTAGCTCTTGGACATACACACTACCGCTTGTTCCACGTGTACCTGAGCTCACACGGTGAATCATTGTTCGTGATTCTGGCAATACAATACGCTTGCCTGCTGCACCTGCTTGTGCTAGGAACGAGCCCATGCTGCATGCTTGCCCAATAACCACTGTAGACACATCGCACTTAATAAATTGCATGGTATCGTAAATGCCAAGTCCTGCACTTACTTGTCCCCCTGGACTGTTGATGTAAAGCAGGATATCTTTATCTGGGTCTTCGCTTTCTAAAAACAACAACTGCGCAATGATTGCATTGGCCATGTTGTCCTCAACTGGACCATTCAGCATGATAATACGATCTTTCAGTAATCGACTGTAAATGTCGTATGCACGTTCGCCTTTTGAAGTAGTTTCAACTACCATTGGAATTAAGGACATTATTCAGAAAACCTTTCTTTGCGTACAATAAATGGTGTATAAATTGCGCTGTTAGCACCGTGCTCCATGCATTCTGCAGATTCGCACCAACAACGATTGTCTGTTGCTTCTCTAATAAGTTTATCAGCAAACTTCCATGCGTGTTCTGCAAACTTCTCTGCACCCACTCCGTCTAGTACTGTAACTTCTGCTAGACCCATGTTTTCAAGTTCTGCAAACTTGTACAAGAATGGATCTTCTCTATCAATTACTGTCTTATGGTCAAATGTATCTTCAAGCCAAGCTTTCAATGGTTTTAATCCGCCAAAGTCTACAGCCCAATTTTTATTGTCTAGCTCGCTGCACCCAAATGTAAACTTGAAACCCAAACTATATCCGTGCAAGAATTTACAATGTGAATGGTCTGCATGTGGTTGACGGAACACCGCTGAAAGCCCGATGTTGTGTCCGTAAGTTTTTGTTGAATAATGTGGCATTCTATTTTCCTTAATGTAACAGGTCAGAATGTTTTAAGACGGATGATCCTTCGACGTCTATAATAGTTATCAGTTCTTCCAGACGTGTGCAGAATAACCTTTACCGTTGGTATCTCCGCCCTGATTGTCTAGTGCTTCTCCATCGTAGGACACACCGTCGATGATGTCTTCTCCGTTTGGATATTCATTGCAGTGGAACATCAGTTTCTTAGGATCAAATTCGCCCACGGTTTCAATGATAGCATCAAAAAAACTGCCTTTTTCACTGCTATACATTTGTAGTACGTATTCGCCTTGTTTGGCAAACTGTTCACCTTCACCCCAATCAGTGCCTTCGAACTCGTAGTTAGTTTCTTCTTGTAACTTGTCAACTAAGTCGCTTACACGTTCGTCAATTACATCAGCAACATGCTTGCTCATGTATTCACCACTGTCAACTTCGTTGATAATAAGATAAGCACTACCATACTCTACACCATACTGATGACAAAACTCATTAGGTGCTTCGTACCAAGGTGATTTGAATGTTTCTTTACCATAATCAGTTAGAAAGTCTGCTTCTTTTGGAACAGTTCCTAATTCATCGTAATCACAATCGTCTGGGTCATCATTGGTTAGATACTCTACCAAGTCGCTGTCGTGATGCTCTTCTATGTGTGCTTTCCAGAACTCATATGCTTCTTTTGAAATATTAATATATGCACTTTCGCCGCCATACCCTCCAATGCTAAGACGATAGTAGCGTGGACCTTTGATAGTGTCAATTAGTTCTTGTTTTTGTTCAATACTAGCCATTTGTATAACTCCCTGCGCCCGGGATAACATTACGAACGCCCCCTGTTGGATCTTCTGTGTCTCCGTCTCTACGGAAAATCAAATGTACATGCGGATACATACAAGTTTGCCCAGCACTCTCACCTATGTTGATGCCAACATTGTATCCAGTGATTTCATTGTTTTGTACTTGAACATTTTCGTGTCCCATGGTACATGCATATTTGAAACACTTCATAATGCTATCCAGTGTAGCGTCACGAGGTACAACAAGAGTATGCCCCGGAGTAACTGGAAAGCCATCATTAAAAATTACAAAATCTCTAGTTTCAAACTGCACATTAGTCCAAGGTGCTCTGCCCTCTGCTTGGGCCACGGCTAACGTATCTAGTCTATCCATTGTATTCTCCGCTGTGTAGAAACTTATTGTACTACATGCAAGGGTAACTGTCAACCAGATTACTTCCCACAAGAAAACTCTTGTTGCAACTTGATGTTGTCAAAGAATTCTTTCTTTGTGCCCGAATCTTCCTTGAAACTACCTTTAAGCACAGTTGTTTGCGTAAGACTACTACTTGCCATAATGCCACGATTCTCGCAACAACCGTGTGTTGCTTGAATGTACACACCTAGGTTTTCTGCACCTGTTGCACTAGCAATCTCACGTGCAATATCGTTTGCAAGTTCTTCCTGTAGTGTGCCACGTCGGGCGCACCACTGTGCAATACGTGTATACTTGCTCAGTCCAATGAGTTTGTCTGCGGCAATAATACCAATATACGCTACACCGCTTACTGGCTGGTGATGGTGACTACACATACTCTTTAGTTCGCTACGCACTACAAGCATACCTTCATAGCGATCTTCGCTGTCATTAGGAAATGCAGTTGCGCTAGGCATAGGATCGTAGCGTCCTGCCATAATCTCATTAAAGTACATTTTAGCAAGACGTCTCGCTGTGCCATGTGAGTTGGGATCGTTTTCCCGATCAATTAACAGTGTGTCAAGTACACCTTCAAATGCTGTAGTAGCTTCGTTGATTAATTTTTCTTTGATGCTAGGTGTAATATAATCTGAAATGTTATCGCCGGCCCAGAATCGTTTGCCTTCTGCTGCCATATTATCACGCAGAATTTGCGATGTTGTTTTATTTGTCATTTGTTTCTCCGAGTTAGGGTCGTGGATGACCACAATTGTTTATATTGTAATGTATATTTAGACAGGTGTCAACTTAGTCGGTAATTTTTATTTTAGTGAGATCTGGGTAAGTTACTTTTTGTGTATCTGGATCTTTGAGTTGATTAGCAGCCAGCATTTCCAATCCTTTGACACAATCCTCAATAGTAGGACGATAATGGTACCCGACTTGGAAGTTAATTTGATCTTGCCACGGGCTTATGCTTAAATCTCTGCCATCGTAACTAGCACGTTTCAGCCATTGATATTCTTCTTCTTTGTCCAACAAGATTGCACCACCGTGCCCTATTTCCAGTGTTTTGCTGTAACCAAAACTCAAACACTGTTGTTGCCCTGGACGATACATACCACGTTCAAAGCGTCTTGCACTATCCCAAATATTCGTTGGAGAAATTTTATATTCTCCTTCCCATTCATATTCGTCCATTGAGTATGGTAATGCAAGTTTATGAAATATCATTGGTACACTGAGGTAAGTTCTTGTAGGAATTCTACATCTTAGTAGAAACTTTTGTTGCTGTCTCAGACACAACTCAATCGCATGTGTGCAACAATCTGTTAACACAACATAAGGTGCGCCAGTGAATTCGCTTAGTGCTTGCTCAAATTCAGTAAACTTAGTGAAGCTCACGTGTGTACCACTTCCACGCATGTTCAACAATATCATCAACATGATATTCGTTTTGCCAGTTTGCTACTTCAAAAAACTTTTTGTTGTCAGCAACTAGTACGTTAGGATCACCATCACGCATCGGTCCTTCGATTATTTCACGGGGTTTGCTGTTAGATACTACACAACATTTGTTGATAATTTCTAGATTGCTAGCACCGAGTCCAGTTGATAGATTGTAAAATCCAGCTGTTACCCGATGTTCTGTTGCATAATAGTGCGCTTTGGCAATGTCTGCAACATGTACATAATCACGCACACAAGTTCCGTCATCTGTTGGTAACCCTACGCCATTGAGCGTAAAAACTTGATTATCTCTAATAGCTTCCATTACTCGTGCAATGATATGTGTAGCTGACTTTTCTTGCCCGTGACGCCCAAGTGGATCTGCACCGGCAGCATTAAAGTAACGAAATCCAACATAGTTAATGCCATATGCATGACTGTATGTTTCCAGCAGTTGCTCTACCATGTATTTGCTCATGCCATAAGGAGAGATTGGAAACTTAGGATCGTCTTCATGTATGGGTGTTGCAATTGGATTTCCATACACCGCAGCACTACTTGAAAAAATAAACTTGCTGTGAATTTTGTGTTCTACCATATAATCCAACAACGTTTTAGTAGCAATAAAGTTGTTGTCATAGTATGTCTTTGGATCCATAAGACTGGGCCCAACTAAACTTGATCCTGCACAATGCACAATAGCATCCGGGCAATGAAAACTAAAACATTCTAAACCAGAAGGCGTTGCATATGATTCTTGGTAGTACGAGTCATACCATTGTACAAGGTGCGAACTCAACGGTCGGCGATCTATGCCAATAACTGTCCACCCTTGTTCTTTGAAATAGATTGCTGTTTGCCCACCGATGTACCCAGCAGCACCGGTAATAATTACTTTTTTGCTCATAACTCAATCTTTTTTACTGCATATTTTGCACTAGCTACGTGATCTCTGTAACGATTACCAGTACGCAACCACTCTTCGCCATTGCCTTCCATAATGTCTACAATTCGATCAATTGTGCCATCTGTCCAGTCACTAATTAACCCCATGTTGTGATGTGGGTCCCGCAACAGATTAGTTAGTTTGTTTTCAGCATCATCAATACTCCAAGGGACATACAGTCTATCAGGATCGTTTGCAAATGTTTCTGGAAAGCTTCTATATGCTGGAAATAATACATTACATCCTAATGTGTCTGCTTCGCTCACTGTATTGGATACCCAGTCTTGCAATGCACAGTTAAACAGCACACGACTGTCGTTAACGATCTTATAATACTCATCCTTTTTAAGATTTTCATGAATCTCTAAGATGCCTTGATCTTGTAGTTTTCTAGCACGGGTTACATAATCTAGATTGTTTGATCGTAATGGACCGCCTTGCAGAATAGCAAATGTTTGCTTACCTGGGTAAATCTCACTATATCGTTCTACTAGATCCATAAAGAAATCGGGTTGCTTTTCTTGATCAAATCGTGCTGTGAATACAATTCGATTAGTACGTTCATGGAAAGGTTTTATTGCTTCTCCTACCCGTTCTTGCACCTCTTGTTTGCCAAATGCAAGCCCGGATACATTGTAGATAGGTGCTTCCCAGCCTGCAATTTTCATGTGTGCTACCATTTCTTCATTAGTAGCTAACACTGTTGCAAACTCGCAAACCATTTTTTCATATAGTCCCATCCACTTTGCCATGCCCCAAACATGAACAAAATCATCAGGGTCAATTGCTTGCGCTAGGCATCGAACAAACACTTTTGGACGTTGATCTGTTGGAATCTGATCCATAATATATGGAAGACTTTCAATGCCTGGTTGAAACATGTCTTCAAAATACACTGCATCTTCGCCAGTGCATTCGCCGTTGCGCATCATTTGCACTAGGTTCATAATCTGGCTCATACCAAAGTAACTACGCCCGTGTGCATCGAGCACTTGCCCTACACTAATACTTTGTGTATCGTCAATTGTTTCACCTGGGACATAAACAACATCAAGCCCTCTGCGATCAAATACACGTTTATTCCACTCAGACAATTGAAGTGTATAACGTGCCTCGTAACTTTCGAGGCCCATATAAAATAGTTTTCTCATTTGATATCCTTTGACATATATACTAATTATAGCAGTAATTTAATAGATTGTCAACTATTTAGGCAACTCAACCAAGTTGGTTGTTTCTTTGTACCAATTGTCCCACAGTTGTTTTACATAATCATCGTAATATTTTACACCAAGCATAGTACACAATTTCTTAACGTGTTCATCAAATGTGTCCCAACAGAGCATATCTGTAAAATTCAATACATACGTTGCAGTGTTCATAAGTGGCTTTAACAAATGAATCTGTTGTGTAAACAACCTGTTATGGGTCATGTCAGTTCTTTTGGCCTTTGCTAAATCTTTTATTATTTTTTCATTGTCTGGATTTATTATTATCAAATTTTTCCATTGATAATCGCCAGACCAAAGATTACGTGCTCCGTCAACAAATTGATCTGGATGTAATCTGTGTATTAATTTTGTGTCTGATGTTTCGTGAACAAAAAAATCAGATTTGCCCAACATGTAGTCAATCTCTAGATTTTCTTCACTTGCGATCCAGTTACTACTATCCCAGTTATTGTACTCTTTAAATTTGTCTTCGGGTGTTAATGCAAGACCATAAGGCACAGATGTACTATCCAATGATATACATCTTACTAGGAGATTTCCTGCACTTCCCGGAATATATATAATACAAGCACTAAGCATTAATCATTGCAACACTTAGAACTTGCATTTTGTTGAAAACTGTGTAATAGATTATCTCCGGCCGTTATAAGGAGTACGGCTTTGATTAGAGTTGTTTCGACTGTCGTTAGAGCGGCGAGGACTATGCCCTGCAAAACGCTTGGCATCTTCATCCCACATATTTTTACAGTTTTTTCCAGCTTGGAATTTACGGTATTGCTGGTAGGGGTATTTTTTATTGTTATAAAGATCTTCGGGATTAAAACGATATCCATAATCTCTACAGAACGCAAGATATAAATCAAGATCGTTCCACACTTGTGTTGTTCGGGAATTTTTATAGTTAGCCATTGTATATTCCTTGATGACTAGTTAAAATAATTGTAGCCAATTTGTTGCCTACAAATATATTTATACACTGTTTTTTATGTTATGAATTATTGTAATGAATTGTACAACCGTTTTCGCCATCTTCACTGACTTCGATAACAACATTGCGACCTGGGTATTTGCCGGCTACATTAAGATAGATATCGTCTGCAATCATTTCACAGCTTTTGTAATCCAGTGACAAAATTCCATCGCCAAACAGTTTTTGTAACCAGCGTGAAAACTGGATAAACTCAATGTCTCTGTCGTTGTGGAATACATCAATCCCAACACGGAAATGAAACATGTGCCTATGTGGGTGTCCTAGAAACGATACATCATCCCAATCGCCTGTTGCTAATTTAGGATCAGTTAACGCTGCTGGATACTTGTGAATACCCTCTTTTTGAAAGGTTACCCAAATACTACGTTTTGCTGTTGTCATAGGTACATTAATAGTTGTACTTGCTTCTGTCATTTTAGCGTCTTCTTCTCTCATTATACTACCTTATCTTGTGTGTAAGCACTCCACGGAGTGAATTTTTCTCTATCCATTAAGTTGTGCAGACTATGGCACCACACTCCTGGATTTGATGCATCAAAATCAATGTCATCAACTTTGACCATTGCGTTATATCCCCATTGTGCTACATATGGAATAGACACACGTAGCTGGGGGATAAAGTAATGGCTTTCAGTTAGCCCACAATCTAAGAACCATTCCAAATTAATATTGCTAGGAACATCTAAACTGCACAGAATGTTAAGGTCTAAAAACGCATAAACCATTTGTTCCCATTCTTCAAACTCGTCTGATTCCACAGGATGAAAACTATGATTAGCACCAAAGAAAATGTGCTGACAGTTGTTAGCCTTGTACTTGGCTAGTATACTATCAAACGGCTGAACACCTACTACAAACAAGGTTTTTAATCCGTGTGCTGGTGTACGTTCTACTTCAGTTCCAACAAAGTAATTAACACCGTCATGTCCTTCACGATCCATCTTTGATTCCTAACTGTGTTTTTAGTTTCATCATCTCGTCTTTTACTGCGAGTTTTTTCTTCTTGATACTGGTAATAGTTTCAACAGAGGTGCTATCACTTTCGAGGTACGATATTATGTCGTGCAATCGTTTGTGTTCCTTGACTAAGAATTCGTAGCGTGTTTCTGGAGTTGCCATCTTATACCCTTACTATGTGTTAATATTATACACTAACTATGCCATGCTGTCAAGTAAATCTAGTGCATTTTGATCTAAATCTATTTCTTGCTCTGGTTCTTCGACTTCGAACAAACTGTTAAACTGTGTTGCTGCATTAACAATACGCTTTCCTGTAAATCCTCGTGTACCTTTAACACTATCCCAAAATTTGCTGTATTCATTGATAATGCTCATGCTCTTATCAAAGTCTTTTGCGGCAAATACACGTTCAACAACATCACGGAACAATATTCTATCAAATGTTTCTTGTACTAACATAGCAGGAATAACTCCGGCATCGTATTCTCTGTTAGCACGTTGTACCGATTCGATGTGCATCCATACATTATGCCCCATAAGCAATGCATACGAAAAACTGTCCCAAGAAGTTTTGCCTTCTTTGCCAATTTTGTTTAGCATACCTGGAGCATAATGACAGATATCCCCGATGGTCATACGTTCTGTAATGGGACTGTTTTCAAAAAGTTTGTGCACACCATCTTTGAGTACTGCATCTCGGAATGGTGTTGTGTCACCTGCATATTTTTTGTTATCAATTGTGGGTTCCATCTGGTAACTCCACTTGCCGCGATCTTCAATTCGAATACTGTTGTATACTTGTCCGTTTGCTGTAGCAAGAAATGGGCTTGCACAGTCAAAGCTGATAGTGAAGTTTGCATTTGCATGCCGTCTCACGCTGCGTTGAATATCAGTAAGCAAACACGCCCACTCTAGCTTGCTTGTTCCCAGGAAGTGCATCCAGTCATGCTGTCCTTTTTCAAGTAATCCTTCGTGTATAAGTGTAACCAAACGTTTTAGAACTAGATGCACATCACACATGTTTTGTCCACCCATTGCCCAGCCGTTGAATGGCCGATCCATCTTGTCACTACAAAAGCCTTTCATTTTGTCATACCAATGATCTGCTTCCTGGTGATTTGATCCTTGCAGCACGTTTAACACCTTTAGGTCGCCACCGCGATTTGCCATCCAAAATTCGTTGTTAAAATGTGTGGCTGTTACTGCATCATCATAACTATGAATCCCGCACAGTGCACTTGCTTTTTTATCCAAGTAAGTCCATGTTGGAATATCCATAGTCATGCCATGTGTGGCAATTCCGTGTTGCCATGCAATAACTTGTTCACGTTTCTTCTCTGCATTTTTGTCTTTGGGATTAGCCCATTCGCCGGGCCATACACCTTTGGCAATCTGGAACCCGCCACTGTCGGCTAGCATAATAGTGTCTGCTTCCCTATTGCGAACCATGTCTTCTTTTGGTACATGCTTTGATAGATCCATGTCGGCATGCCCGGCACTATACAAACTATACTTGTATGGAAAAAGTCCTTCTTTGCTGTTAAGCCAGTTTAAGCTTTCCATGTTAGGTATACCTTTGGGCAATCGATCCCCAATTATGCTTTTTGATTCATCCGGGTATCGTTCTTTGCCAATATATCCAGCATAAAAACTGCTAATAGCAGGCAAAAATATTGCATAATCATTTTGTTTTTGTGTTAGGTTATCTTGTTTTAGCATTTTTAGCCTTCAAGTCTATAGCATCCAGGGCTGATTAGTGTCCACTGACAATGATCGTTTAATATAGCATCCACAGTAACATACTGTTGATCCTCAGTAACTATTCCCCATTCGGGAAAAATATGAAAATTATGATCTTCGAGGTGCTTTAATTTATTAACACCCATTGGGCCATAGTGTATACAGATGTCCCATGACGCACCAACTATAATCCAATTGCTTGTTTTATGTTGGTGCGACAAGAACTCACTAGTACTATTTAGATAGATAGTATCATTGTCAAACGTTTCTTCAATTATTGCATCTATTGTATTAGACTCGGTCTTTCCGCAACAGATTTTACTCACAATAGTTAAGTTGTTTAATTCTTCAACAGCCCGTGTATAAAACTGCCTTGTTGCAGTTTCGTTGTGCATTCCGTTTACTTTGGAATTCGCTGCCCAACAATCAATGAATACTACTCCCCAATTCATCACTTGCTTTGTGCTGGTAAAATGTAGTTGTACACTGCAATGCCGCTGTCAACTGTAATTTTAGCAGCACCGTGATCTGAAATACGCACAGTTTTATCACCGGTTAGATTCATAATTGAAATAAATTGCGCAACTGGCCAACTCCATGTTCGTGTTAAGTTGCCTTCTACATCGTGATGAAATACAAAATCACCAGCGTGTGTACTGTGATCGCCAAACAAGAACTTCAAGTGCCCATCTTCGGTTTTAGTCTGGAAAGTTAGTTCTTCGGCATTTGCTTGTGCTTGCATTTTCAATCGCATGATGCTAGCTGTTGATGGTTCAAACTCAACCGACCACGGAACGTCTTTCATTTTAGCATTTTTAAGTTTTTCGTTAACGATCTCACTTACCATAAATCTATAATCGTTTTTAAAGTCACCTGCGGCATTTTTAAAATGCATACCAACTGGCGCTAATTCACCGTTACGCTCTTGCCGAGTTACAGTAATTTCAGCATTTTCTTTGTATTCAGCAATGTTTAACAGTATCTTTAGTTTACCCAAGTTAGGCATACCAAATGTGCCCATAAATTCAGCAACAGGTGTGTGATACTTTGCATCTAACACAACGCTTTTGTCTTCGGCTAGCCCAGTGATAGTTGTTTCGGTGTCGCTACCTGTAATTTTAATAAGTTGGATACAGCCCAAATCATGACTGTGTTCAACTAAGTCTAATAGATAATCTCTCATTTGTTTTCTCCGGTGTGTTGTGTTAAGTGTTTAATTTTACCTAAAGTTTGCCCGCCTTTGATGCTACTTCTAGTTCCGGGCTTTTGTAGTTCTAACCAGCTTAAATTCTTTTCCATGTCAAAGCTTTCTATTATTTCAAACCCGCAGCGTGTGCAAGCTTCTTTTATTAATCTCCCTGGAGTATAAGTGTAATATGAATTTCTAAAATTGTCAACACCAATCGGATAATCACAGTTATTATAAGTAAAAACAGCTATACCACCTGGTTGTAAAATAGAAAAAATATTAGTTAGATATTTTTCAATAAGCCTCAGTGGCCGAAAATTAAAGTAGTCAATCGCAACAACTAATCCAAGTTGATTAAGTGGTAATTTATGCAAGATATTTGCATGTTGTTCGTCGATGGTGTAATATCTTAAACGCCGTTGATAGTCGGAAGTCCATAATTTTTTAACTTCCCTAAACATACTTTGATAGTCGTCGACTAGATACAGAGGATCACAACTTATTAGATAATCAGTAACATCACCTAGCCTAGGGCCAAGTTGCAATGCAGAATACCTCCAGTCAACATATGCGCTAATTCTTCCTAATAGAAATTCTCGATTCTTAGCATCGCCTAATAGATTTTTATAATAATCTCGATCAAGTTTATAGTCAACATCATCTGAGAGTCCTTCTTGATAAATTTTTTCACTTTGATCGGTTAAGCACGGAACTTCTATCACAGCAATCTCTTCGGTCAGAAACGATCTAAACTTAGAAATATCTTGATGTATCCCATCTAATTCTCTAATTATATTTTTGTGTCGTTCTAGTATGCTGCGTTTAAGGTTGTTAGCATCAATATCATATGTATTTAGATCGTTATCAATGCGCTGCAACAATTTTTCAATTGCGTGTCTCGATTCTTGTAAATCAAGATCGGATAACAATTTTTTATACTGTACTAATTCAACTAAATCCATTATTCAAACTCAAACAAACTATTGAACGTGTTACTGGTGTCGGTGTCTTGCTTTAGATTCCAATCCAGTACACTAAGCAAATTGTCAATTTTCTTATCAACAACAGCCGCTTCCATTTCAGCATCATCAAATGGCAACTCTTTAAACCAAGTTGGGATATGCAGCTCATCTGTTGGATACCCGATACTAGTCCAATTAAGCGGATTTGCTTTCAACTTGCAAACAATAGTTTTCATACCGTCGATGATACTTTGTGAATAGTTGTCACCATTCATTTTTTTCATCTGGTTCCAGTTCATTGCTGCTCTAACATGTCCTGGCATGTTTGCACGACCTAAACGCTTTTCTTCTGCTGCATACTTGGTTAAGTTGTTAACACGCTTGGGCGCACCCTTTTCCCATGCAGGACGTTCTTTAAAGTCATACTTGAAGCTCTTGATCATCTCGACAATCTCAGTGCGCTCGGCACCTCCGAGTACGCTGGTTAACAATGTTAGTAAGAACTTTTGAATTACAACTGGCGTGTCGCTGCGTTTCAAGTCTAATCCCATTGCTTTGATTTTGCCTTGTTTGCCTTCTACGTCAAGTCTCTTGCCTTCGTCATCATAGATGTTGATTGCATAGCGTTTCTTTGTAATGAATAGCCCACGATCAGCAACACTCTCACGACCGCCTTTGATAATTGCACCATTTTCTCGTGGCACATGAAATGCTTGTTCCATAAATCCTGGCCAGCTTTCATTTAGCTGATCACTAATGGCATCATAGAGCTGGATACAAGTTTCTTTGTTCCATTCCATTCTGCCGTCTTCGACGTCTTTCTTGATCACTGGCCAGGCGCTAAAGTATACACTGTCAGTGTCACCATAGATAACACTTTGTCCAGTGTGATCGTATTTGCCTGTGATGCATTCGTTTACAAAACTGTCCATGTGATGTGCAATAGCCCTACCAGTTAGTGTAGTGCTTTGTCCAATACGTTTGTCAAAGAATCGACATCCTGGATTGAGAATAGCACCATACAGACTATTTAGATTAATTTTCTTCACCAACTGACGTTTATCTAAAAATTCACGCTCTTCAGGATCAGTTGATGCACGAAGTTTTGCCTGAATCTCCTGGCGTTCTCTATACCAACGTGCTAGCAGCCCAGGCACAACGCCTTCTTTTTCATATGAAAAGATAGTACCGTTTGCACTTAATATCCAAGGTTGATTACTGTCAAATATAATCTTCCAAACCTCGGCTGCGCTGTGCACACTTTCTTCGCCATTTTCCCAATCGATTGTAATTTCACTGCCGATCTCTTTGTTCATAACCGAAGTGTATTCTAACGAGCCAAACAGTCCTTCCCAGGCCATAGCAAAACTACTTTTTTTGTCAATTTTGTTCTGGATATAGCGTTCAGTCATATTTGGACGTAGCTGCCCAATGATTGTTTCATTGCCCATATTCAGTGCACGAATAGCACTAGGATACAAACTGTTAATGTCGATAGCACCAATCCATTCGTGGATACCCTTTTTAGGATAAGCAACATATGCACCTGCTGCCGCAGTATCTTCACTTGAGTCTCGCTCACGACGATTGGGAACAACTAAGCCTTGCTCGTGTGCTTCGTTGATAATTGCTTGCTCAGTAACAGCAACCGCACCCATTGTGGTTTGTAGCAGCACTGTGTTTGCGTGTGCTAGTTCATTTGCAAGGGCAAGAAAGCGTAGTTTTTTATCCAACTTGTCCAACAGCAATGTATCTTGCCTGTTGTATTCGATAAAAGTTTTAAAGTTCTGGTTGTACAAGTGATCCAGTGTGCCTTCGTATGCAGTTTTACGTTCGCCTAGCTCGTGTTCACCAATTGCATCCAAACTATAGCTGTGCCGCTCTTCGTATGTGTACTTTCGATACAATTGCATATAGTCCATGTGCACTCTGCCGATGAGATCAAACGTAACATTCTCTGCACCAAACCGTTCAAACATGCGTTTCTTAGGAAGTTGTCCCCACAAACAAAAACGTCTTGTGTCATCCTTGCTGAGTATACGATTTACTCGATTAACAGTGTACGGAATATCATAACCTTCGCTGTTCCATCCACTAAGCACATCTGCATCTTCAATGAGATCAAGAAACACTTTCAGCATTTCTTCTTCTTGTTCAAACAACATAGTGTTTTCAAACTCGTTGCATATTTCCTGTGCAGTTTCCCAGCTCATGCCTTTTGGTGGAATAACCAGCGTAACTAGTTGTTCCATCCATTGTAAGTATACAGAGATAGCAGTAATTGCATTAAACGGATCATTTGTCGGACTATAACCACGCTCTGGATCAAAGTCAACTTCAATATCGAAAAATGCAGCTTGCAGTGTAGGCGCAGCTTGATCTTTGTAGTTCTCTTCAAAACAGCGAAACACTGGATTGATATCACTTTCAAAGATGTTTTTACCTGAATGCATACGTAGTTCCTTACGGAACTCTTTGTTGTTACGGGTACCCACTCTACTCACAGGACTGCCGTAAATGCTTTTGTGTTTACCTCGTGGATCTTCGTAATAGAACACATAGTTAGCTGGATACTCTTTGTATATCCGCTGGCCTTCTACCCGCTCCACTACATGAATGCGATCTTTTTCTCTATCAAAGAGTGCGTCAACGTAACTCATAATACTCCTATTATATTTTAAGCTGGTGTGTGTGTCAAGTTATTTGGTAACCCTACTTAGATCATTTGTTATGCAATGCATTCCTGCATCCCAAAAGTATTTGTGCCTAAACGGAACAACGTGTGTAGTAATCCCGTACCTGCTACAAGTTTCTTCGACTAAATCATTGCGTTCAGCAATTACAATGTTAGTTGGATCGATAATTAAGATATTAACACCAAATATTGTTTCATGTGCATCGCCAACCCATTCATCAAAGTAATTGTTAACAACTTCTAATATGTTTGGATTTTGATCAAACCCTGGAATATACCATTTACCTGAATTTAGTTTCATACTAGTTTGAAACTTGTTATGCTTTGCATACTGACTGCCTGGCAAATGTAAAACTTCCCAGTCTGGAAAATTTTCTTTATAATCCTCATCAGCAATACTAATAATAAGCCCTGGGGTTACAGGACAATAAACTGCATCACCATGTCCTTGCGCATCTACAATAAAATTGTTGGTGTTAGGAAACAGTTTGTTAACTTCTTCACGTATAGCATCCCAGTCATCATCAATGGTCTGGGTAGCAAAAAATAAGTCGTTGCCCAGTCGGCTTACAAAACATCCACTAATATAACTATATGTTGTTTCTTGTACATTGCACTGTGCGAGGATGTCTTTGTAAAATGCTAGTTTTCTGTTATGTTTTGCTTGGTCATGCGCTTGAAATTCCTCCCAATTTTTAGAAGTTTGTTTCTTAAACGCATGATGTGCATGATTAGCATTTGGTGTTACCGGAACCCAAAGTTTATCTTGTATTTGAATAAAATAATCTCTAGGAGTTACTGGAGGCGGAACCCATACTCCGTCAATTTGGCAATCCTCAAAGGTAGCAGGAATATTAGGACGCAATACTTCTACATCAAAACTTTTGAGCAATTTTATTAATTGCTGAAAATCTTCCTCTGTTTCGATTGCTACCTGCTCAAACTTAGCTCTAGTAGGTGCATCCTCTATCCACTTATAAAAACTTGGAGGGTAAGCTTGACCTACTACACAAGTTTTAAGAGTATCCCAATGATGATAAACTGAGTATGCTATAGTGTACGCCCTGCTGTTGTTAGGATTTCTTCAAGCAGTTCTTGATCTTCTTTTTCAGCAGCATAGCTGGCTTTGTGTGCAATGCGAATTGCTTTTTTCAAGACACTGGGCTTGATTTGCAGTTCTTCGCCAATGGCCTTGATTGTATCCGACAGTCCTGCATTGAGTGCCTCAACTTCACTCATAACTTGCATGCCTTCGTTGATAATTTGTGTTAGTTTAGTTTTAGAATTGCTGTCAAAATTCATAGTATGATCCTTATGTTTATTTGTTTATTGTATTACAGTTATATCAAAATGTCAACAAAATTAAGCAAACTTTTCTAATATTTTTTCCCGAACATCTCGATTGTGTTTAGTACACTGATCTGAAAAACCACCTTGCACGATAAATTCAAAATTGTGTTTAGTACTTGCAATTGTATTATTATACATAGTTCGAGCATCAATGTCGGCAAAACTTTTTATTAAATTAACAATACTACGGGTTCGGGTAATATTTCCTACATCGTTATCAAACTCTGTATCAAATCCATAATCAAACTCTAGCCCGAGTCTACGCAACGAACCAAGTGTATCATGTTGACCAACTGGAATTAATGCAGTTGCACTCAACAAGCATTTAAATGTTTTTTCTGTTAAAAACGGTCCGGGCCATGTAAACTTTTTTCCACCAATCTCCATATGGCTATAATGAAAACTCTCATTAGAAAAATGCACTGCGCATTCCTGGAAACTACTGGTCCAAGGATTACTAGTAAGATGCTGTAGGTTATCGGTGCTATTGTCAAAGTCGTCAAGTCGAATCTCTTTACCTTTATATTTTTGATCAAAAATATTAATCAAGTTATCTAATGTGCGATCTCCAAATTTATGTATATTTTTTTCTTCTATCCAATTACCTAGCGTTAACTGACAGTTATCCATCCCCAGGTACTCAGCAAGTGCAGCGAATATAACCATTTTGTTCTGGGTAACCCTGTTACACAATGCACTGGCTTTGTATTTTATATCTTTATTAGGAAAATCGCTGATATTATGCCAACGTACAATCTTTTCACATTGTATATGCCATTCGTAATGTGTATAACAGTACACATTATCCGGAGTCGGCCAATTGTAAAAGTTACTGTCACTGAGTACAATAATCGGTGCGTCAATTAACTTGCTTTGACGTTGCAACCATTCTATATCCACAGCTTCAAGATAAAAACTTACCACATACACACGGTATCCTGTTGGCAAATTATAGTCCCCGGGCCATGCTAGATATAATGCTGTGTATGCATTTTTGATTTTGCTTAACCAGCTATTGTCATATCCGCTATTATCAGTAGATATGTCTTTTGATTCAGAAAAAGTTGCATTAGGTATTAAAAGGTTTGACATGAATACTCCGGTAGCATACGTGAATACAAAATGGCACTTCAAAACACTAAGGGTAGCGATATCTTTAATGTTCAGGGCAGGTCCCGCCGGCAGCCATTAGAATGCGGTCCTAAGGCTACACAACTACTTATATAGGAGTTTTAAGGATGAATTATTTTAGTTAA